AGAGCCTTTTCTTTGTCTGCAGTAGAGGCTCCCGTCCAATCCGTGACATTAAGATTGTTACCATGATAGGTGTCTGCATCCGCTACAGTGATATAACTGTCAGAAGATGTGCCACCAATAGTCGCATCTAAAGCCACTACTTAGTCCACCCTGCTTTCTTATAATTATCAACTTCTTCGGGATGAACGTCTGCGCTCTGCTCTCCCCTTTTCATCTTGACTAACTTGCTTTTCTTTACTGCTTTTTTCTTTACTACCTTCTTGATTCCCATGACTACACCCCAAATAAGATGCCCCCAACAGCAATTGCTGAAGGGGGCTGATCTTAGATTAACCCATGATAATTGCGATATTGTCAGGCTTCCATGCTTTAGTTCCCCAAGCGGATGCCACTTCTACCATCTGCTTGCGATAACCCTTGTACACCCTGATTTCAAATACCAATCCAGAATGTGGGTCTTGAACCATCATGCTGTCAGTTGCGGCATCCCCATCAGGAGTAGCAGGAGCGCGAATTGCCAGTTCTACTGCTGACTGATGGAAAAGCACATTAGGTGTATGAGCATTTCCTACTGTTACACCATCATTATCGTCTTCAGCCGCCTGTAAACCGGGGCTACCAATTACGATATCACCACCAGTTAGTGCGGTGTTGACCACATAATTGTCGCTAGTGCCTGTAATAGTAACAATATCACCAGCAAGAATAGTGCCAGAACCAGTATCTACTGATACTGTCGTATCATTTACTGACCCAGCAGCACTCAATTGGTAGTTTGTTCCTGTTCCAATAGTGTGAGCGGAAATCTGCCCAGACTCTTTGAGCATACAACCTTGCAAATTAAGCAATGTTCCTTGACGTAACATAAGGTCATCACCGGACTCATTTACTTTCTGTAACTGAGCCAGATTTCGCAAGTTTGTACCAGCAGTTGTACTAAGAACCAAACTCAACCGACCGTCATTAGTCACACCACCATTATCAGCAATAATCTGTCTAGCTGAAGCAACTAGAGCGAAAGTTGTTGCAAATGGAGTTGTTCCTGCGGTTCCAACAGCCCTTGACGCTCCTCGATAAGCAGCTTGCCAGAGGTCTTCTTCTATTTCATTGGTAAGAGTCCGCATTGCTTGAGCAATCTGATCACCATAAATAGTCTCATACCCTGACCCATTGTTGACGTGCTGAATATCCTCGCCCGTCCAAGGAATCTGAACTGCGCGAGCATTATCAATCGTCATCGTCTTGGTATCAATCGTCTGGTCTGTCCCTTGCGGGATAGTCATAGACTCAGTGATGTTTGTAGCAGATGCGGAGCGCGTGAAATGTGAACGTACTGTGTCGTTTAGTGCGACACGCGCAGTTTTTGCATTGATAGTTGATGATGGGATAAACCCAACAAGTTCTCGTCCAACTGTATCGGCTGCCTTATAAATATCACCAGCCAAGTTGGTAAGTGTGTTTGCCATGATATGTCCTCAAATAATTAAAAAAGTATTCCGAGGACATTGGAGTCCTCTTGCCTGTGATTGCGCTGCAATCCACAAAAGTGACTCTGCCACACTTGTAGTTTTAGTTCATTTGCTAATGGTTGTCAACTACTTTTCCTCCCTTCTTCGAAAATCATGACCTTTCCTTCTGAGTCATTGCATCGAACTCTTTTCTCGTCACAGTATTACTGCCATCTTCTCCACCACCATACCCATGCTGAGAACCGCCTCCATTAGATAAGGCGAACAGGTGCGGAGCCGTTTCGGTTAAGCCTTTTACCCATGAGTCCACTCCCATTGGCTCAGTAGCTCCTGCAAGATAGATTACATTTCCATCACTATCCATTGGAACTGCCTGACCCTCTTTTAACCTAAATACTGCCTTTGCCCTCAACAAGATATCCTCGGTTGCTGTAGGCAAAACTCCGTGTTTGGATGCCTGATCTCTAACTGCGGAATCTATCATTAACCCTTCAAGCTGTCTTTGGTATGTACTATTCTCTTCTTCCAAAACTTTATAGACTTTATTGTGATCTTTCCGTATGCGGGCGGTACGCTCTTCCACAAGTTCATCAATCTTGCCAGCATCAATTAGCTTCTTGTCTTTCTGATCTCGTTGTTTCTGCATCATTTTCGCATACTGATCGAGGTCTACATTAGCAAATTTGCTCTGCAAAGCATCCATATCCTTCATCAGCTTCACATTGTTTCCACGAAACTCGTCCAACTTCCCTTTAATCTCTTCATATTGCTCTGCTGTGTATGTGATTTCTTCGCTCATTTTTAGTCTCCGATTGCCCGTTAAACTATCTGATCTTGCCCAAAAAGTATCTGCTTTTCAAACTTTTCCGACCTAATGCCTCATCAATAAACCTTCTCACCTCTGAGGGTTTTACTTTATCCCATTCTCTACTTGCTATCGTACCCAGTGTCTTTCCATTATCAACATCAAGGACAAGCCCCCCTCCCCGTACCTCAACGAGCAGCATCAGTTTATCAAATGCCTCATCAGTCGGCTTGGTGGTCAAAGACACATAAACATTCTTATTTGAAACATGAGTCCTGATCGCTCCAGTGCGGTTCTGAAACTCAAACATTGATTTAGTCGGTTCATCACCGGGGGTTTTCATTCCCTCTAATCTAGTAACGTCCCTATGGTCTAATGCCCTAATCCCCGGAGTGCCGCCTTGATTAGCCCCAGACAGATCAAGTTGCCTACCGTCTGCCATGATATACCCGGTATCAGATGCCATGCCGGTTTCCCCGTAATACTTGAATGCCTCATCTGTCAGTTTCTTGTCTGGGGTTACAGGGACAACCTTTCTCGCCGCTTTTGGTTTTAATTTTGCCCCTCGGTTTGCCAATTCATCTTCAATGAACTTTTTATGCTCTACCCATCTGTCCCAATCCCGTGGGTCAGAAGCCCCCTCTCGACTCCCTGCTTTATACAAATCATCTTCATAGGTTTTCAAGATACGTTGCAATTGCGGGGTAGAATCGCCGCGCCACATCTTTTCCAGAGTTGAGTTAGCAAATCCACCTCCGATCTGCTTCTCCCCGAAATACTCCATTGACCCGTCAGGAAGCTCTTTGAATCCGTTCCGAGAATACCAATCTCGCAACTGACTGCTCGACATCCCATCAAACCCTATCTGTTTAGGATTCAGTCTTAGCGGTACGCCGTGCTTATCGGCTATCCGTTTTGCCTCTCTGAGCGCAGATGCCCCTGCGCCTTTTCCCTTCTCTATGGCGCGTATCTCGTCTATCCACACCGCATCTCCAAATGAATCTAACTTAACAATGGCCGTACCGTCCTGCGTAATCCTTGCCTTGCCCCCAAGAGGGTTTGCAGAGGTGACTGATTCAAAGTCTTTTAGCGCAGATGACAAAGCCTCTTGATTCTGCGCTACTGATAACTTTAACTTCTTCCCCCCTGCCTTCTCAATCCCTAACTTCTCTCTCAACACCTCTAACGAAACCGGATTTCCTGTCTGATCCACTAAATCAGTAAACCCAACCTTGCCCGCTTTCCACAACTCCCATTTGCCTTTACCAAGAATGTCCTTCTGGAACTTTTCGCCCTTTTCCTTACCTTGTCGTATCAGCCAATCCTCATAACCTTCTTTAGCAGATACCTGTCCATCCATGCTGGCTCTTGTTCCTTCTGGTATCTCCTTAAATTTCTTTTTTGCCCCCAACTCCTCCCATGACTTGAGAATGGGAACTTGTGTGCTTCTACAATTCCAATGAGCGGTTGCGCCGGGGAAGCTCTTTGAATGATTTATGGGCTTGCGCTCGTTGTCCCACATCAGCCCATCGAGTACCCGGCAGATAGGACTGGTGCGAGAATCAAGAGTGGATACCCACTCAATTCCCTTTACGATGTCATTATTATTTTCATAGGTCTGCATCCTTGCCTCATTTGCTACCACCTGTACAGATGTCCGAACTAATGCTTCTGCCCCCCTGCGCCTTGGTTCTAGTTTACCGTCTTTATACCTTGCGGTTTTTGTTCCCATCAACTCCCTTACAATTTCTGCCGTTGGTTTTCCAGACAATAGCCCTTGGCGTACTGTATCCTTGAACGTTGATTCAAATGTCTGGGACTGACGTTGCCACCATTCTTTGCTTGGTGCGCCCGTAATTAAGGTGTCCTTTCCTATAGACTCTAACATCTCCTTGCTCATTCCAACACTCAAAGTGCTGGCCTTGATTGCTGTATTAATCGTCCTTACAGCCTGTTTCTCTGCCACCCTCGCTAAATCAATAAGTTCTTTATCCTCTATTTTGTCTATATCGTTGTATGCTGTGCTTATTGTTTTTTTTGTTTGAGAGAGCAGTTTTTCAAGTCTCTTCCTCTGTGTTGCTGTTTTTTTAACTTCGTGTAACTTTGCTTTTTCCAACTTTTTGACTAGATTTTCCTCAAGTACATTCAGTGCATCTAATATTTTTTCCCGAAGTCCTGCATCAACTCTTAGCAAATCAACGCTATGACCTGTAATTTGGTCTAACGCTATATCATTAACAGTCGTCATGATATACGTCAGCAATAAATTTAATAGTGACCGTAGTCACTTCACCAGCTTTGCCACCAACGCCCCATTCGACAATGTTTCGTATTTCATTATCATCTATTGTCATTTCAAAGCACTCTGCCGATACAGCAGACGCATGAACTTCTACCTTGTTGAACTTATCCACCGCTAATCTTCCTCAATAATACCTGTATAACTAACTTGT